ATAGGTCACTTTGGTATGTTTTGATTCCTAATCCTTCTTGTGTACTTCTCATTGCTGCGTAATCTGAACCTTCGAGGTCTAATACCCTTAGTACGTTTACGTACGGTTCATACGTGTAGTTGTTTACAATGAATTCGTTTGTTGGAGGACTCGCGAGAATTGCTGTTCGCATATTGTCGATGTCTGTTAGTGGGAATCTCTTGAGTTGTGGCTCTCCGTTTATTTTATCTTGTGCACTAAGGTATCCCCAGTTACGGATGATTTCGTTACCGTATTTTCCCCAGTTGTACCTACCTATTAGTCCTGCTCCGCTGTCAGCTACGTCTCCTGCGCATAGCTCATACATACTATATCTAGTGTTATCCCCCCAGAATTTGAACATTATTGTGTTCGGGTCTGGTGCTGCACCTGTGTATAATGCTACTATTTCCTCGCCACTAGTCACTGCTATAGTATTGTTTGCTGGTTCTATGTTAACGCCAGTTCCCCCTACCGTGAGCGATGTTACTGTAGTATTGATTGTGTGTAGTTGTTGTGCAATTACTACACCTTCCTCTTCTTGTTTGTTTGCATAATAGTTCTTATATATATCCCAATATGCCAGCAGTGGTATTGCGTTGAATTTTCTGTATTGTGGTTCACTTAATCCCTCTGTTGGGTTAACTATGCCTACGCCTCTGATACCTAAGTAGCTTATGATGCTACTAGGATTTACTTGTGCGTTATCTATGTCCTGTGTGTTTGGTCCTACTACTGTTGCCATGAGTTCCATTTTCGGGAACTTGACGGTTGCAATGTTCATACCGATTCCTAGTGCGTTGTTGTGTAACGCTGAATGGTATAATCTTATTGGTACTAGGAATACGTCTAACTGTACTTTGTAGCTTCCAAAGAGAGGGCCGATTGTTGGGTGAGTTTTAATATCGCAATTCAGTCGTATATCATATGTATCCCCAAGTAACGCTAGTTCTTTCATGAATGGTACTAGCGTTCCTGCTGCCATTGTGCTACGCCATATGTACCCAACGTCATGCGTGCTTCTTTCGAAGCCATGCATTTCTACTTTCATTTTTTTACCGCTTCCTAAGCGTTCACCACCAAGTGTTACTTCTTGCATTTTGTTTGTTTTTTTAAATTATTAATTAAGCCGCGTAGCGGCTTTCCTATGAGCGCGCGCAGCGCGCGAAATTTTTTTTTGACATTATGACATCCTGTCACGTTTCCATGACAGGTATGCCATATTGTCAGTTTCTTATTATTATTGTTTTTTTGTGTCTTGTTTTACCTCCTGTTTTTGTGTTGTGTTTTTATTGTCTTGTGTTAGTTCTTCTTCCGCTATCAGTTCACTAACTGATTTGTAGGTTTTCTCGCCTACGTTGATCAGTACTTCGTTACCTTTGTTGTTTGTAATCTTCAGGTACTGAAGGATTTTCCCTCTTACGTCTGTGTGTTCTAATACTTGTAATTTCATTTTGTTCAATTTAATTGTGTTGTTCTTGAATATGGAGTGTATAACAGTGGTCTTGTTTCACTCCATCTGTTTTGTTTACTAAATGGTATGCAATCTAATGATTGTATGTTTAAGTTTGCGAATACGCACACTATATATACAATCTTAGTCCTGCTCTCTTTCTTTAAAGTGTTCTTGTAGTCTTTCATCTAAGCTTTTGTTTACGCTGTTTAATAACATTGTCCACGCTGCAATCAATGTCCATGCTCTCTTATCAATCATTTGTTTGCAATTTTCTTTAGTTGTGAATTCTGTTAGCATTGCGTTGCCAAATGCTATAAATGTTCCTTTGTCTTTAACAGTAACCAACGTGAATTCATCGTAACTTTCACGTTCTATTAATTGTTCGTTAAGATCTACGAACAGGTTACCTGTCTGGTCGTTCAGTACACTTTCGTTCTCTTTCATTTGTTTTTTGTTTTTTGTTTATTGTTAGTAATAAATAGGGTTTTGTACCCATTGCCTCACTAAAGTAGGCATTTAATTTGAGAACACCAAATTATTTTTGAATTATATTGAAGTTTTTTTTTTTCTGTTTTATGTCGCACTATCGCCGCCACGGGCGGCGTAATCTCCTGCGCTTCTCGCAGTGCCTTTTATCCAATATCCTTTGAATTACCCCGCCGGAGGCATTTTTTGTATTTTGTATTTCCCTGTACCCTGTCCCCGTTGAGCATATTTCGTCGTGCTTCTTCATATGCTTGTTGTTTCCATATAAATTCCGGTTCATGGTATCCTAGTTGTGTTGTTCTTTGTCTGTGGTATTTAACTATATTTTCGTAATGTTTATCCGTTTCACTAACGTCAATTTTTTCCCCGCACACCCATCGTTCTTGTTTGTCGAGCTTTTGTAGCCATAGCATTTCTCTCTCTTCTTCAGAATATATTTTGTTTCGCCAGTATATAGGTAGTGCAATTTTATGACCCGTTGTAGTACGATACGTTTCACTCGTTTCTTTTCCGTTGAATTCATTTAGTCTGCTATTAGGATTTGTAATATAGTTTTTTCCTATTCCCGGGCTAGTTAGTACTATTGATTTGTACGCTTTGTGCTTTTCATCTACTTTTGTTAGGTATTTTACTATGTAGTTTACTGTTCTTTCGTTTACGTAATTTTGTATTTGCCCGTTTTGTAATTCCTTGCCTTTATGTATTATTCCGTATTGCCATATTCTTTCGATTGTATTTAGGTCATCACACCATACTATTCCGTGGATGTGTATTCTTTCTGTATAGTTGCCACCTATTTCTGTTACTAGCCAGTGTCTTAGGCTTTTTTTATATTCTTTCCTCCATCTTTCTAGGAAGAATCTTACCGCTCTTGTTGCTATACCGTTATCTAGGTCGTATCCTTTTAAGTTTGTGAGTGGTTTCCTTTGTTTTTTAAGTTTTACTTTTTTACGTCTTATGTATTCTTCGTATTTTATATCATCATCCCAGATTTTTTTTATTCCTTCGTCACTAAATGTTAGTGTTATGAATTTTCCGTTTGTATGTTGTTTTATATCTTCTAATAATCTTAGTTGCCAGTTTCTTGCGTTTTGTTTTTTGCACTCTATACATACTCCGCATCCTACTGGTACGTATACTGTTCTCTGGTCTTTAATAGGGGGGATTTCCCCCCTATTTTTTTTGTTTGCTTTGTATTTAGGGTTATACATTAACCTTGGATATAGACACATATTATTTAAAGTATTTAATAATTAATCTACCTATCATTTTCATCCATACTGGTGAGTTTTTATCTATTCCCAGTTCTGTTTGCATTTCCTTCTCGAGTTCTAATAATTCGTTGTTTAATTTTCCTGTCTTTATATCGACACCTATTTTTTTGATACCTTCGTTGATTGCTTCAATTTCTTTGTCTGTTTTTGCATTGGCTTTTAATTTTGATGCTATTTCTGCTTCTGCTCCCTCTTGTAGTTTACCGCTTGTCCATAGGTCGTAAGTTGTTTTAGCTAGTGCCTGTCTTGCTTCTAATTCGCTTCCATATGTTTCGTTCAATACTTTGTTCCATTGTTTCCTAATTTCTGCCTCTTGTGTGTCCATTGTTGACCTTGCTAATGCTCCCGGTGTTTCAGCTTCTGTTTTACCTTTGCCTGCTAGTTTATTAGCTGTATCTGCTTCTATGTTTTCTTTTTGTGCTTTCATTAATGCTAGTTGTGCTGCATCTATTCCCATACTAATTTGAGGTGCAGCTCCTTCTGCTGTTGCATTTCCTCCTCCAAGTGTTCCACCTGCACCACCCATACCGTATATTAGTCCTGCGTTCAATCCTGCTTTTTCTAACTGTCCCATCTGCGCTTTGTAATTTGTTTTTTCCCATATGTCCATTGCTGCGGCATTCTGTTGTTCCAGAGCTTTTTTTTGTCCCCTTAGTTCCCGTTTTTGGTTCATTTCACCAAATATTTGTTCCGCTGCTCCTTCTGCTAACCCTGTTCCTATACCTAATGCTGCTGTTCCTATTGGTCCCATGATTTATAATATTTAATGTTTGTTATTTGATTTGTGCTAGTGCCAGTATTAATACAGTAATTAATAGTGTTATTATTAGTATTGCTCCGGCTTTGTCTATTATATAATCTCTGTTGTCCATTTTCGTGCTTTTTTAAAAGCAGTCCGCGCTCCCCTTGATAATTAAGAATAGACGCGTACTGCCCTTATAAACTTGTTTAAAGTGTCCTTGGCTGACCGTCTATTGACTGACCTTTGGTCTCATTGGTTTTTTGATTTTCTAGATTCATATTTACTATTTTGGCCCTCTCTTCCCTTTTTGCATGATACGATTTTGTTACTTTGTCCATTGCCTCTACCGCTACGTCCCATCGGTCTGTACGTATGTTGTAGCTTGGTTGCACTCCGTCCTTTCGTTCTGTATATATTAAGGGTGCTCCGTCTTTAATAGGTTCTTTGTTATTCAATATCCTTCTTACTTTATGTTCTATGCTTTCTGCTACATATGATTTAATACCCTTGAGTTTACTTACTGTTGCTGATGTATTGTTATACATTGTAATTAATTTTGTTTGTTAAGGGGGTATTTCAACCCCCTATTTTCTAAATCCTAAAGATTTGGCATTACTTTTGCGCTCATTTTTCTACGTGCTGTAATATCTACGCTAATTTGTACCCAGAAGTTTTGTGCGTCTATGCTCGTTTGTGCAAATATATGATTGTATTTGCTTGGGTCTATGTATGTTGTTAAGTCCCCAATTTCAAAGTTGCTGTAATCTACGCCTATTTGTTCTGGTTCGTATTTTCTGTTCAGTGTCATGAACATTTCATTATTTGATACGGCAAAGTTACCTCTTACTTCGTTTACATTTGTCATGTAATTTATCCATGCTGGTTGTTTACCTGCGCTTTTTGTTTCCCACGTTGGTACTCCCATTGGTTTCCTTGTGCTAAACCATGCCATTTGTTCTGTAATCAGTTCTTGGAATCCTATTTCGTCTAAGCTAGGTTTGTGTAGGTCATCCATTGTATCTAGTGTTACATCCCATTTATTACCTTGGCTGTAATCTATTCTAGGCGTTAATGAAATGATGCCCATAATGTAACTTGGTTCATCTACCTTAATTACTACACTACCTCCTTTGTGTTTTTGTCCCATTACTCCTTTACCGGCAAGCGTTCCAAGTGGTTGATTTCCTCCGTCCCCTGTGCCTTCCGAGTTACTTACTACTTCTTGGAATACCAATTCTTTAATAAGTCCTCCCATATACATTGGGCTCTCTGTTCTCCTTGTTGGGTCATGGTCATATACTGCATTCAACCAATCATCGTAGCTTCCTCCTGATACTGCTATCCTATTGAGCATTTTATATACTTTGCTCGCTAATACTATCGCGTCAATATTGAAGCTTCCACTGGATGTATCTATTGATGTAATTTCGTTGATACCTCCTGTACCATCTATCCATTCTGTACTTAACCAGTTATTGAATAAGTCACTTTGGTATGTTTTTAGACCTAATCCTTCTTGTGTGCTTTTTATCACTGCATAGTCGGCGCCTGCAAGGTCTAAAACCCTTAATAGACTTTTATATGGTTCTTGGTCTGTTCCATTAAGTATATATTCTGCTGTTGGTGGACTTGCCAATAATTCTGTCCTCATGTTGTCTATGTTGTCAAGGTAGAATTTTTTTAATTGTGGTTTACCGTTTATATTGTCGTTTGCACTTAGGTAATCCCATGTTTTAATTACTTTGTTACCGAATTTACTCCAGTTGTATAATCCATCTATTTGAACTCCGTCATCTACTATGTTCGTTAGGATTTCCGCTAGGCTATATTTTCTATTGTCGGCCCAGAATGTAATCATTATTGTATTTGGGTCCGGTGCTGCTCCTGTATAGTTTAATGTGAACGGTACGGAACCCGTCACACTAACTAGGTTATTAGCTCCAGGTGCTGCTAACATATTACCGTTAACAGTGAATACTGTTACTGTTTCGTTTATTGTATATAGTTCTTGAGCTATTACGTATCCTATTTCTTCCTGTTTATTTGCGTAGTAGTTCTTGTATATATCCCAGTAAGCGAGCAGTGGTACTGCGTTGAACTTTCGGTATTGTGGTTCGCTTAATCCTTCTACTGGGTTTACTATTCCAACGCCTCTAATTCCTAAGTAGCTTAATAGACAACTTGGGTTGACTTGTGCGTTGTCTATATCTGTTGTGTTTCCGTATACTACGCTTGCCAGTAGTTCCATTTTAGGGAACTTTACAGCGTTCATTTTCATTCCAATTCCTAATGCGTTATTGTGTAACGCTGAATTGTATAATCTGAGCGGAGCGAGGAATACATCTAACTGTACTTT